GTCATCAGTGCCATTAATTGCAAGTTTTAAATTTGCGATTTTAGTGGCATCGGTGCCAGAGTACAGCCAATGAATCTGATTTGCAGATGGGGTACTTCCTAGCGAAGTTTTTGCGATAACTGTAGCAGTGACCCCTAATCCACCCGCATTTTCAGGAACAAGAACGGTAAATGTATCGTTGTTGTATACCGTCCCGCCCGTGATTTTAAGCGCATCTACTGCGCTGGCGGCGATGGCAGGCGTACCGGCGGTGGTAAACGAATTCGAAGAACTGACATATGTTGCGGCTTTGTAGCCCACCGGACCCAACACACCAAACGGTAAAAGCTCCGACTCTGCGGTGCCATTTTCTACCTTTTTATCATACTGAACATAGACGTACTTTGACTTATTATCGTATTCTCCGATTTCAATATTTCGATTGTTGGTGGTATCATAAGAGATATATTTAGTACCAATCTTGCGCCCAATAAAGTTTGTATCAGTGGGATCTAAGGTCAAACCGGAAAAGCGCTCGACTACTTCAATAACCTGATCTGTATCGTTAGACCGGCGCAGGACAACATCAAAATTGCCATAAGAGCCTGAAATACTTCCATAACGAAGATTGGTAATGCTCACCTTAAGATTGTTTTGTGTCCACTCTCCTGCATCTCGCGCAACCAACTTAAACAATCGTTGCATATTTGCAGGAACATACGAACTCGTATCCGCATTTAAATCCTGTCCAATAAACCAGTTTGTTTGACCCTTGGTCGAGGCTTGACGAAAATCATTCCCATTTTCAGCACCCGAACCCGACGCCTGCATTTTCATCATAATGCCAAATGTAGTAGAAGTGTTAGGAATCAAATCTGTATCCGAGAGTCTATTTTCGAAAGTCTGCCCTAAAAATAACTTATCCAAAACATTTGTATCGCTAATCAACGAACTATTGCACATAGTCGGATCAGTATTAAACACTTTGCGAATAAAATCTTTGCTGCTTGAATCAAAATCAAAGGTATATGATCCCGTAGTACCGCTATCAGATCTTCGCACCCTATCATTATATGCAATCACCTTCCATTTTGCAGACGTAGGAGATCCATCGATAATAGGCTCCACGGGAACAGCATTGGCTCCCGTAACGGCACTTGACGTACCATAAAGAGTGCCAGACAGTGCAAGAGTCGTATCGGAATTAGTAGAATAAATTATCGCTGCCAAACAACCCGTGGTGTAAGTGTTGGATGAAGAGGCAAAAAGCCACAAGCCATAAGCATCACCGGCTACTGACCAACCCGCTTCACCCTTGTCGGTAGTGTAATTGGGACTTTGCTTGCCGAGTAACCGAATAAAAGTTAATTTATCGGAATTCTTTAACCATGCCTTCGCTGCATACGATCCATAAGTTGTTCCTGCTTTATTGCCATCTCTCCAAACATCGTCTACGCTTTCCTGTGAAAAGGGACGCCCAAAGGTGTTAACAAACTCGGAAAATGAATTAACGGCAATGGGTCTCATCGCTGGACCACGGGACGAACGCCCAATGATTACGGGACCAACCGGTTCCGGCGATTCGGGAATCTGCGATTGATCTATTTCTTTTAGGAAGACACCGGGGGATACAAATTTAAATTTTCTTTCTGACATGTGACAAGCTCTCCCACATTTTGTTCCTAATAAATAGTCTTACAAATATTCAAAATCTTTATGGCTCAAAAATTGTTTTTTCCTTACCAAAACGCACTTTTACTTGATTTTCCCTAATTGCAACCGTCTGTTGGGCTTGATTTTCCCCGTCTCCAATTAAAGAACCTTCCATACGAATACCAATTTCGGTCTCAAAACGTCTCTCAGACGTTTCAAGGGTCGCCAAATTATTATTAAAAGTAAAGCTCTGATCTATAAACGCTTCAAAGCCATTATCGGCTTCCGCTAAGAAAAATGAATGTACATTTCCATAACGATTCATAAAGGGAGTTAATAGAGTATTCATTTGTTGTTGATATTCCGCTCTTAACCTAATTTTATAATTTACTTTAACCCATGTAGGGGTTGGTATGCTTACAAATTCATAAACAATTTCCTTATTTTTAAAACGATTGGTGTTTTTGGTTCCTTGGCTTCTTTTGGCTTCCGCATTGGCAAAATTTCTTGTTTTAAGAGGTTGAATCTGGCGCGATACTGTAAACACATTCTTGCGACGATCTTTGGAATAATATAATGATGACCCGAACGGTCCTTTGCCAGCTTCTTTTATAACTGTGACTCTTTCCAAAGTAATAACCGGCAATATCATTGTTTCTCCGCTATCTCTGGAGGTTGCGCTATGTTTAAGCTGGTATGCTCGTTCGGTGCCCGCCCAAATTATAGGAACTTTTTTGAATCCCTCGTTTGTTGTTACAAACAAATCTAGTTTTTGATCAAGCCAATTGAACATAGCAGTATCAAAAGTTTCTAAAGTGCAAGGCTGTACATGTTTTTCAACTGGCATTAAAAACCCCCTCTCTTGCCTTGATGCACTCGGCAAGTATTTCGTACTTTTGTCCTGCTTGTCCAAATAATCTTTTCGAACCGGCTAGTTTAACAATTTCGTAATAATCCCCGTCATAATAGACAAAGTCGCCAGCCCTCACATAAAGATTTTGATCTTCGGTTAATCTTTTACGATGAAAAAATATATTAATTCTTTGACGTTTATCATATCCCATTGAATCATTTGTAATATCGCTGGGCTGTGTTTCTACTCTCGCATATACGCGCACAGGAGGTAAAAAGGTCTTTTTTATGGCTTCTCCATAAATCGGATGAAAATCAGTATGCTCCAAGCTGATGGGGTAGTAGGCTATTACTTGCCCGATAACATTTTCAATAAGCTCAGTGTTAACCTGTCTTACTAATTTTCTTTCCTTGTCTCCGACAAAGAGCGGAGGAGGGGGTGCCGCTGGTCTGGAAAATTTAGCCATTGATTTTACCCCACATAGATTGGACTAGGAACTTGCTGAAAAAGTTTACTGGTGGAATCAACAATGCTGGCGTCTCCCTCCGCAAGTGCCGAATAGGTAACTTCATCAAAAAATGTTTTAAGTTCATCGCGAAGCGCTGCCTGCTCCTCTCTGGCTTGAGAAATTAAATCAGACCCATTGAGGGTAACCGAATCATTAGGAATGGGTATGGTGGCAAATTTACTCCTTACTTGCCCTAAAATTTCCTTACACAAGGCCAACGCAAAACGTCGAATCCATTGCTTGCCAATAGAGTTAATATTGTCATAAGGAATATTGGCAAAAGGTAACGTGTTGGCGTTGTTAACACCTTTTACTCCACGCTTGCGTGAATCATCCACCGTATTCGCATCCACATCAATGGTAAATGTAAACCAAACTATATCATCATCTTGTCGAATGGACGTGCCGGGAGGAGGGAAAATTTTAAGATAATTATCTTGAAGCTCATAAGAATACTGCGAATATCTTGTTTTAATATTATCCTCGTAGTTCATCGCCTGTAATTTATTTTGCCACACCGGAACGATTTCAAAGGTTGAATCGTCAGCCCACTGCCCATAGGTTGATAAATTGCCGACTGCCTGCATCCCCCCATAAAACCCAAAAAATCGCCACATAGCCGAAGGACTTTCATACCAAACTTTTCTAATCAACACCTTTTGATTATTAACTTTGTCATAAAAAACAGAAGAAGCAATAGATGAGCTTGCTTGCACAATGGCTTGTAGATCATACAATTGGTTTTTAGATTGCAACCGGAATGATGCTGAATATTCTCTTAAAAAGCCACCCAATCCTGCCTCGGTGGAAATTCCCTCTGCCACACGTCGCGCATATGCAAAGCCAAAATTGGGAAAATCTCTTGATGCGTCACTCGCACCGGCTGAGATCTCTCCATCCTCATCGAAAGAAGCTGTCGAAGCACCAAGCATATCTGATAAAACATTTTTTGCTTGATGTGAATTTACAATATATGAATATTCTAAAACCGCCTCTTGGTAGGCTGCATAAACATTGTCTGCTTTAATTTCTATATCTAAAACATCGCCGCCTAATTTTTTGTATACATACGCAACCTGATCGGACGCCCCACTAATAAACGCAGCATTGCTGCTATAAACTGTAAAGGGGAGGGCAGCGGCAACATTGGCAGTGCTACCCGTAGAGGTTAAAACGGACGTGCTGACCGTGGAAGATGGTGAAAGCTGTGGAACTGGCATTAATTGACCCTCTCATTAAATAGTTTTCCCCAAAAGAAAACCCCCGCTCCGAAGAGCGGGGGTTGGAATATAATTCCTAGTTAGCTAACCTAACTACCAGACTGACCCAACAGGCCCTGTACGATAACCAGACCATACATGTCCGGTCGAACCATCTTCTTGGCATATCGAGTCATGACTCCCTTACGGGGCACGAAATCTTCTGTACCAAAAATGGTCGGCGTAACCTGCAACGGAACATACGGAGCATAAACATAGCCGCTCTCCAAGAAGCTGTTACCCTTACGCCCAACGAGAATAACATCCCGCAGGAAATAAGGATCGACATAAACGTCCCACTTCTTCGAAACCGATCCGACATTTACAGCACCCGCTGTACCCTTGTTGCCATCAGGAGTAACGCTAGCGCGGAATCCCGCCGTCATCTCCAAAATACTAGCCACTTCGGGTCCACAAACAATAAAGTTTGCGCCACCACGAACAGTCTTGCGATGGATTTGAGCCGAAACATCATTGATCGTCTCAATAAGTGTCTCGTACCATTCGCTAACCGTACCAGTGAAATCAGGTGCCGCAGCAGATGCGCCAATCTCCGCACCAGTATCCCTTCTAACAAAGTATCCCGGTGAACGGTTCCAGTAATAAATAGCGCCCTTGGCACCCTGAACCAAATCCTCAAGAATCTCTTGATCAAGCTCTAAAGCAATCTGCTCTGAGAGAATGCTCGTAAGCTCGACCTCGGCATCAAGGTTGTGGTAAGCGTTGAGATCCTGTCCCAACTCTGGTGACCACTTAGCCTTGAGCTTCTTGGTAACCGCCGTGACAGCAACGCTGTCTACCTTGATGTTAATCTCGGGAATATCAACGTTGTTTTCAAGACCCCAGCCGGGTGTGTCGGTAGATCCGACGATAGCACCAATAGAGTTTGCTGCGGCCGAAAACTTATCAATAGTTGGACACACCATCGTTGTCATATTGCCAAGCGAGTTGGACAACTGGACAGTTGTCTCGGAGCCAGTAGCCACACTAACAAGCACAACCACCGATGTATCTTGCTCGTAAATACGAGTCAAGCGGCGTTGCAAGAGGCCATTTGCCCCGGTATCACTCGTTGTGCTACCAGTACAAGCAATTAAGTTGTCCATATTCACGCCTGCTGCTGTGAACGTTGCGGCCGGAACAGTACCAATCGCAACGGCTGATCCAGAAGCA